CGCGGAAGACGAATACGAATACAAGGCCGACGACAAGGAGGCCATAAAGGGCGACGACTTCGATGGCCGCGTGGATGTCATTCCGGTGTCCGATCCGAACGCCGCGACCATGAGCCAGCGCATCATGCAGTATCAGGCTGCTCTTCAGCTATCCCAGTCGGCACCGCAGATGTACGATCTGCCAGAATTGCACCGGCAGATGCTGGATGTTCTGGGGATACAGGATGCGGAGAAGATCATTCCTCTCAGCGAGGACATGAAGCCGCGTGACCCGGTCAGCGAGAACATGGATGTGCTGAACGGTAAGCCACTGAAGGCATTCATTTATCAGGACCATGAGGCCCATATTCAGGTGCATATGGCAGCCATACAGGACCCGAAGATACAGCAGCTTGTCTCTCAAAGCCCGATGGCCGGAACCATTGCCGCAGCCATGGCGTCACACATACAGGAGCATCTTGGCTTCCAGTATCGCAGGGAGATCGAAAAGCAGCTTGGTGTGGAATTGCCGCCGCCGAACGAACCGCTGCCTGAAGACATCGAAGTCAAGCTGTCGCGGCTGGTGGCGGAGGCGGCTGAGAGGCTGTTCAACAAGAATGTGGCCGAGGCCCAGCAGCAGCAGGCGCAGCAGCAGGCGCAAGACCCGATGTTCCAGTTGCAGCAGAAAGAGCTTGAGCTTCGCATGGCTGATATTCAGCGGAAGGCCGAGACCGACAAGGCAAGGCTGATGTTCAATGCTGAGAAGGAGCGCTCTTCCCAGGAGCTTGAGCGTGAGAAGATGGCCCAGAATGCCGAGCTTGAAGGTGTCAAGCTGGGCGTCGAGATTGCGAAAACCCAGGAAGATGCGGCCTTGAAGGTTTCAGCAACAGAGGAAAGGGCGGTTCTGGAGAGGGCGCGGCTCTCGACGGAAGTGGCAAAAGCCCTGCTGGATGACGACACGAAGAGAAACAGGAATAGTTAATATTGCTTGATCAATCTTTATTTTCGGCTTATCGAAAGATATTACGGAACCTGATGAATGAAAGGGCCGACGATCTTGCAATGGGCGGTGCCAAGTCTTTTGATGAATACCAGAAGATGGTTGGCATCATAGAGGGACTGGCGACAGCCGAAAGGGAAATGCTGGACCTGATGGAAAAACAGAGAAGGGCTGAAGACGGATCGGGATGAATAATGAATGTTTCATGTGAAACATCGGGGCAGATCGTCACTGCCTGCCAGTTGGCAAACAAATGCGCAGGGGGAGCGTTACCCCCGCTCAGAGCGAAAACGCAAGGAGAGACCTGTGTCCGATAAAAAGGTTGTTGAACTAAGTGAGGAGAAGGAGAGGAAGGCTGCGAGTAAGCTGCCGCAACCCTGCTCCTATCATATTCTGGTGGCGTTGCCTGAACAGGAGGAGAAGACGGAGGGCGGCATTTACCTTACGGACAATGCGCGGGACCGCGAGGAGACGGCCAGCATCACGGCTTATGTCATGGCGCTTGGTCCCGACTGTTATGCGGAAACCCCGCAGAGGAAATTCCCCAGCGGGGCCTATTGCAAGGAGGGCGACTGGATTGTCATGCGGTCATATTCAGGAACCCGTATCGAAGTTCATGGCCAGAAGTTCAGGCTTATCACCGACGATGTGCCCCAGGCCATTGTGGAGAATCCATTGGGAGTGATACGGGCATGAGCATCGAACCGGAAGCAGTCGAGGAAGCCCAGGACGATCTCTTCACCGAAGAGAAGTCCGGAAACTTTACCGACCCCATCGATGTTCTTGCGGAAGATGCCCCTGATATAGAGGTTTCGGTAATAGACGATACCCCTGAAGAGGACCGTAACCGGCCTCCGAGAGGAGATGTGTCGGAGAATTTGGATGAGGACATTCCCGGCCTGTCCGAGCGCGTCAAGTCGCGCATGGACACGCTGCGTTATGAATTTCACAACGAGCGCCGTGACAAGGAAACGGCACTGCGCGAGAACAACGAGGCAGTCCGTTATGCGCAGAACGTGCAGTCGGAAAACAAGGCGCTAAAGGACCAGTTATCAAACAGCCGAAGGTTGTTGTACGATCAGGTTTCTGCAAAGAACGATGTCGAGCTTGACGCTGCCAAGGCGAGGTTCAAGGAAGCCTATGAAACCGGTGATGCCGACGCTATTGCTGATGCGCAGTCGGAGGTGTCGCGCCTACATGCGGAACGCTCACATTATAATGTGGCAGCGCCCGATGCCTATAATGAACAGCCAGTACAGCAGGAGGTTCTGGATCAGTCACAGCAGCAACAGCATGTGCCGCCTCCGGACCCGAAGGCGGTTGCTTGGTTGCAGAAAAACCCCTGGTTTCAAAGACCCGGTTACGAGCAGTTGACGGGCTTTGCCATAGGGGTGCATGAACAGCTTGTTCGTAAAGGATACAATCCACTGGTCCATAATGAATATTATGAGATCGTGGACAAGGAGCTTAGGAATAAGTTCCCCGAAAGTTTTGAGAAGGAAGCATCCTCTGGAAGTGGGCCTCCGACTTCTCGAAAGACCCCGGTGGTCGCCCCCGCAGGTCGCGGCGGCAAGAAGCCGAGCAAAGTGGAGTTATCTTCCTCCCAGGTTCGCCTCGCCAGCAAACTTGGGATAACGCCGGAACAATATGCGGCACAGGTTGTGAAGGAGATAGCCAATGGCTGACATAGCGGCAGATGAGCGCACACCAAGAGAAGCCGATTCTCGCGAAGCTGGTGAGAGAGAAAAGTCTTGGGAACCACCGCAGGTATTACCCGATCCTGCCCCGCAGGATGGGTGGGTTTTTCGCTGGATCAGAACTTCCATCATGGGAAATCAGGACAACGTCAATGCGTCCAAGAGATTCCGTGAAGGTTGGGAGCCTGTGAGAGCGGAGGATCATCCGGAGATGATGATGGCCTCTGATAGAGGCAGTGATTATGCCGGGAACATTGAAGTAGGTGGTCTTCTTTTGTGTAAGACGAGTGAGGAGAACTACAAGGCGCGGTCAGAGTATTTTACCAATCTGGCTCGTCAGCAGCACGAATCGGTTAATCATAACTTCATGCGGGAAGATGATCCGCGTATGCCGAAACTTAATGAATCGACTACGAGGGTGTCTTTCGGTGGCGGTAAACCCCTTTAGGTTTTCCGCTGTGCTTTAACCCTGTCCTTTGAAGGAGGATAATCATAATGGCTACTACAGCGGCCCCTTATGGTTTCCGTCCCGTTGGTGTTCTTGGCGCAGGTACCTTTTCTGGTGCCACACGGCAATATAAGGTCACCAATAGTTACGGAACCAGTATCTTCTACGGGGATGTCGTCAAAATCGTAGCTGCCGGTACTGTCGAGAAAGACACCGGCACGACGACGATGACTCCCGTGGGGATTTTTGTCGGGTGCAGTTACACTGACCCCGGCACAAACCAGCCCACTTATGCCCAGATGTGGACGGCCAGTACTTCGGCCACAGACATCAAGGCTTATGTGGTGGACGATCCGAATATCGTTTTCCAGGCGCAAGGTGATGAGGCGATTGCCCAAACCGGCTTGGGGAACAATGTGGCGGTGGTTCAGACTGCTGGGTCAACCTCAATTGGAACGTCCAAAAACGCCATTGATGGCAACACCATTGCTACGACAAAGACCTTGCCGGTTAAGATTCTCGGCTTTGTTGATGGTCCGAACTCTACGGTTGGTGACACTTACACGGACGTTCTTTGTAAGTTCAACGGTCCCGGCGATGCCACGGGCGACTCTTGTGCTGCACATCAGCTACAAGATTCAACCGGTATATAGGAGGAGTTAAGCTATGGCTATTTCAAGAGCGCAAATGCTTAAAGAACTCCTGCCGGGGATCAATGCATTGTTCGGTCTGGAGTACGCTAAGTACGAAGGCGAAGATGCAGAAATCTACGAAACGGAATCTTCCGACCGATCTTTTGAAGAAGAGGTTGCGCTGGCCGGTTTCGATGCTGCTCCCGTCAAGAACGAGGGTTCGGCCATTTCGTATGACAATGCGCAGGAAACTTTCACCGCGAGGTATAACCACGAAACGATTGCAATGGGATTTGCGATCACCGAGGAAGCCATGGAGGACAACCTCTATGACAGCCTCAGTGCCCGCTATACCAAGGCACTCGCCCGTGCGATGGCCTACACCAAGCAGACCAAGGCTGCCTTCCCGCTCAATAACGGGCAATCAGGCGGCAGCTATCAGTCTGGCGACGGTGTAACGCTATTCAATACCGCGCATCCACTGGCTTCCGGCGGGACCAATTCCAATACCCCGTCAACGGCCACTGATCTGAATGAGACTTCCCTGGAGTCTGCGGTCATTCAGATTGCCAAATGGACGGACCAACGGGGCCTTCTGATTGCGGCACGTCCGCGTCGGATTATTGTTCCACCGGACTTGATGTTTGTGGCAAGCCGTATTCTGGACAGCGAGTTGCGTCCATCGACGGCTGATAACGACATCAATGCCATTAAGCACAATGGCACCATTCCTGAAGGTTATAAGGTTAACCATTACCTGACCGACACGAATGCTTGGTTCATCATCACCGATGTGCCGAATGGCATGAAGCACTTTGAGCGTGCTGCCATGACCACATCCATGGACGGTGACTTCAATACGGGTAACGTGCGCTACAAGGCTCGCGAGCGGTATTCGTTTGGTGTCAGTGATCCGCTGGGAATCTTTAGTTCTCCTGGCGCGTAATGTTACCGGGAGGGGTGCGGTGTGCCCCTCCCGTTTTCCTGGGAGAAATCAGCCCTAGCGACCGGCCCAGCGGACGCTTACGAAGACACTAGGGCAAATCCTTTCGTAAGGAGGTAGTTTTATGGGAACGACACGTTTCTCCGGCCCGATGATGTATAGCGGTGAGGGCCGCACCGTAGGCAGCGGCACTTGGTTCAAGAACCTGCCGATGCAACTGAACCCCGATTATGTGGTTCAGTTCGATGACTTCACCGGCATTGCCGTTGATGGCACGAACGACTGGACTTATTCGCAGCTTACCAGCGGCACGGGCGCTATTCTTGCTGATGCTGTTGGCGGTTGGTATGAGATTGCCGGGACGGGTTCGGACAATACTGGCGCATCCCTGCAAGGTAACGAGATATGGCAGGCGGAGGCCAGCAAGAAGCTGTACTTTGAGACCCGCATTGTTTCGACAGATGCGGATCAGATGGATATCTTCGTCGGTCTTTGTGAGAATGGTACTTTAGCCACAGGCGTTCCTTTTGGAACCAATAACCAAATTGGATTTTTGGTTGTGGATGAAGCGGCGGATATTTATGCGGTCTGTGATAGTGGAGGAACCGAGACCAAGACGGATACGGGCGTTGATTTGGCGGACGGTTCTGTTTCTGGTGGCACCATTTCCAATGATCGCCGTCTGGGCTTCGTGGTAACCGGAACGGGCAAGGTCGAGTTCTATGTTGACCGCGTCCTGAAGGTCACGACCACCGACAACATTCCCACTTCGCAGCTTACGACATGGGTTGCTGCGGTTGCTGGTGAAGCCACTGCCAACAAGGTTGACTGTGATTATCTCTTCACGGCGGCCCAGAGGCAGACCGATGGCATGGTTCAGTACAGCGATCAGGTATAGGTGATCCATGGCTGCACCTAAAAAGGGTTCTGCTGCTTCAGCAAAGAAGCCTTCTAAGAAAGAAGAACTTCCCCCCGAAGGGAGCGCTGCCTACAAGGCGCTGGTTTTGGCCGGGAAGGTGAAGGCTGGTTCTAAATGAGGGCGGGGGGCATCTCGCCCCCCTCTTTCTTTATAGGAGATTCTCATGGCTGATGCGGTAAGCACAACCACAATTGAAGATGGTGAGCGGCAACTGGTTGTTCAGCTTACCAACCTTTCCGATAGCACCGGCGAGGCAAAGGTCACGAAGATTGATGTCTCCGCTCTTGCTACGGATGCACGCGGCAATTCCTGTAATGAGGTTCGTATTCAAGAAATCTGGGGGCAGGTCTATGGCTTTGACGGCGTCCAGCTTTGGTACGATGCAGATACGGATGTCGTCGCACTTAATTTGAATCCCGGCTGGACATATCAGGACTTCAGTAGTGTGGGCGGAATAAAGATGTATGGGACAAACCCCAACGGGGACATCCTTCTGTCAACTCTGGGTACCGAAGCCAGTGGAGACGCATATGAGATAATGATCAGGGCGGTTAAATATTACGATTGACCGGTAAATTCTTATTAAGGGGATTTGGTATGCCGGAACAGTCTGCTCTGATCTGGAATATTGTTCTGACCGGGATAGCCGGTTCGTTCTTTTGGTGGGTGCGCGGTATGTCTCAATCGATTGTTGATATCCGGCAGCAGATTTCCAACACTAGGGAAGAGGTTGCCAAGACCTATGTCACCAAGCCGGAAGTCGAGGCGAGCCTTGGCCGGATTCTGGAGCGGTTCGACCGCCTTGAGGAGAAGGTAGATAGGGTCCTTGCAAAAAAGGCAGGACTCTAACTCG